TTAGTTTTCTGCGGGTTCGGTCTGGACGGCCTGTTCTTCGATGCCGACAAGCAGGCTTTCCACGGATGGGGTGTCGATGTAGCCTTTCAAATTCTCATTCGCGCCCCATGCTTTCTTCGCTTCCTCCAAAGCGGCTTCGATCATTTTTTCAATATCGCTGGACGTGAAGAGCAGTTTCAGCACCGCCGGGATTCGCTGATAAATCCAGTCCGCGACGGCGGCATATTTCAGGGAACCCGTACCGCTTCCGAACTGCTTTTCGGCCTGCGTTACAAGGTTGAAAAGGATTTGCTTCAAAATCTTTGTTTCGCCGCGCTTGATAAGCACGACAACCACCGCGAGGAAAGCGACGACGACAAGCACGCTGTCCCAATTCTTCGCAAGGAATGTAAGAACGTTCATTTCTGTTTCTCCTTTCGATCTGTCAACCAATGACGGTACAGCCGGATTCAGGGACCCAGCCCAAGCCGTCGATGTGTACGCCGCACTTGCGGCCCGGATAGTAATACTTCACCGTGTACGTTCCGTTCACGGTCTTACCCTGTCCGCCGCCGTTGCTGTCGCGGTACAGCGGGCCGGAATACTTCACCTTTGCGCCGACGCGCATTTTCGGCGCGGTCGTGCCGTTCCCGACGGCCTGCACGTCCGCCGCATTGACCCAGCCGTAAACGGTAGAACCGCCGCCGGGCTGTTTGATAAGGTGGTAGGGGTGCTTTGCGCCCTTTGCAAGCGCCGTTACCTTTGCCGTTCCCGGCTTGCAGGCCGCGCCGCTTGCCGCCGCCGCGTTGGTGTAATGGGTGTTGCCCGTAAAGCGCACCACGTCGCCCACAGCGAACGCAAGCGCCGCCGGGGTGGTAGTTGTGCCGCTGGGCTTTGTCGTGCTTCCTGCGCCGTTCTGTGCGCCGCCTGCGGTGTCGTAGGCAATATACGGCAACTTGCCGTGCTTTGTCCACTTGCGCCCGTTCATGCCGGAAATAGCGCCGATGTTCAGGCACGCCGTCACCTGCACGCAGTTCTTGAAAGCGGGCGAACATTCGATGACCTTTCCGCCGCCGATGTATACGCCGATATGACCGGGCAACCAGACGGCTTCGCCCGGAACAATGCCGCCGAAATCAGCGGACACGCCGGAACACTTCGTAATCATGGTGTCTGCCCCAAGATCGGGAACGCCGTTGGAAGCATAGGCCGCGCCGCCGTATGGCTTCGCGGCGTTTCCGCTCCAACCCCAAAGAACGCCTTTGATAAGGCATACGCAGTCGAACCCGTAGACGGGCGGGTTCTTATCCGCCGCCGCCTGAATCATCGCCGTTCGCGCGGCCTGCTTGTTGTACCTGTGATTTGTGCAATAGCGGGACACGTTCGCGCCCGTCAGGGGCGCACCGAAACAGCCCATGACGTACAGCGTTTTATAGTTGTCCACAATGTTTTGCAATTTGTTGATAAATTCAGACGCTTTCATTTTGCCTGCTCCTTTCGCGTCTGCGGGGCTTGTGGTCCCCGCCGTGGTATTTGAACCGCCGGGCTTTACGGCGCTTCCTGCGCCGTCGTAGGCGGTCAGGGCGTATGCTTCGATGATTTGAACCAGTTTGTCGGCATACTTCGGGTCGGTCGCATAGCCCGCCGCGGCGATTGCCCGGCACGCGGCTTTATAGTCCCGCTCCCCGATGACCGCTTTATAGCGGGCATTGCACGAAAGCAAGTCGGAATGATCGGCGACGCTTTCCGCCCAACTTCCATAGGCCCGGAAAAGGCCCGTCACGGTCGTAAAGGTCACGCCGTCGTAGCACTCTTGCGTTTTGCCGCTGTAAACGGCCCCGGTCCAGCTTGTCCCGGCTTTGATGCCGAACAGGGCGTTCCCCTTGACCGTCAAGCCGGATTTGCCCCAGCCGCTTTCAAGGATTGCTTGTGCTATCGTCAGGGACGCGAGGACCCCGCTTTTCTGCATATCCGCCGCGGCAAGTGCGCCCACCCGCTCGATGAATTTCTTTTGTTCCTGTGTCATGTGTATTCCTCCGTTACGGCTGAACGTTGTTCAGGTCAACGGGCATTCCCTCCGTTTCCTCCGGGTTCGCCTTTTTGATTTTCACAACGTTTTCCGCCTTTGCTTTCCACGAATAAAAGCCGATGACCGTTGCCGTTGGTGTTCCAACGTAGGCAAGGAAAACGCCAAGCTGTGAAGCGTCGAGGACGACGGCCCACACGCCCACGCCGAACCCGGCGAAATAGGTACAGAGGACCGCCCAAAGAACCAGCTTTGAACACTCTGTCTTCCGGCGGTTCTGCTTTCCCTCTTTTCGTCGGCGGGGCCGTCGTCCGCTCAACAGCAGGACGGCGGCGAACCCGCCAACCAGCCCGGCGGCAACGCTGAAAAGATAAATCATGCCGCGCCACCTTTCTCATAGAAAATCGTGCTTTACCAACCGTTCGTCATACACCCGCTTGATATTTGCAACCGCGTGTGTGGCACGGTTGTTTTCATATTCCGGGTGTGTGTCGCAGTATTTTTCGTAAAGGTCTATTTCGTGCAAAATCTCGATGAAGTCTTCGCGCGTGTGCGGAATGTCCCGCAACAGTTCGTTGTTGAATTGCAGGATTTTTGTACGGTGAAGATCGGCGTTCCGCGCGTCGTCTGTTTTGATATGGTCGTCAAGGATTTTCCGGGTTTCGTCCAGCTTCCGCAGAACGTCGCCGTTGATTGCCCGTCCAATGGCACGCGCAAGCCACGTCCACGGGTTCAGCTTCACGGGGGCGATTTGAACCAGCGTCAGAACCACAAAGGCAATTCCTCCGCCGCTTGCAATCTCTCTGATTGTCATTCTGCTACCTCCCGCAAATGAAGTCCCCGTAAACGCTTTTCAGCGAATACGGGGCGATTGTGGGCGGTGCTTCCTGCGAGTGATAAACCGCGCAGTCATACGCCCAAATCAAATAACGCGTTGTGTCCTCCGCCCAAATAGCAAGCGGCATAATGAAGAACCACAGCAGGCCGAACGCCGGGCAGATTTGGCCCAGCACGTTTCCCGGCTGATTGCTGTAATCCCAAACGCCCAGCCCTAACCACAGGTTCAGGACACACCCGGAAATAAACTCTACCGCAAGCACGATAACGGCCCCGATGACCGATTGCACGATGACCGGGGCGCGATAAAAGCGCGGGGCCTGATTGATAGTGCCAACCAGAACCCCGCACAGCCCGCCTACAACGAACATAGACGGGTGTGAGTACCCGCGGAAAAGCGTTTCAAATACGACGTAAGCCGCGCCCAGCGTGGCCCAAATCGTCAAGATACGTTTCACGCGTCGCCACCTGCTTTCTCGATCAGCGCCGCCATGCTTGCCGCAAGGTCGGCGGGCAGGTCCGCGCCGTACACGATAGCCGGGATTTCATCAAGCCCGGCCCGTTTAATCCACGCGTTCAGGTGGTTGCAGTAAGTGCGGTGATAGAAGACGTGGGCGGTCGCGGCCTGTGTAAGCGCGGTGAATTCCTCCGCGGTATACATACGGCAAAGTTCGCCGTCGGCGTGGTACGGAACTTCCTTTGCACCCTCCTTGACCGTCTGGAACTGCGCCATAAGTTCGGTTTGGTCGTGTTCGGTCAGACTGTAATGTGCGCCGCCCACGTCGATTCCGGCATAGATAGCCGCGGAACACGCAAGGCCGATTTCGGCTTTCTTCGCCGTGCGGACCTGCTCAACGTCGTTCCAGTCCTGCGGCGGGGTCACGCCCAGCCGCTCCAACTTCATATCACGAATGCTGTCTTCTCTGTGCTGAATGCTCATTCAAAGTTACCTCCCGCAGACGTAATGAAGCAATCGCCCGTTGCCGTTCCGCGCTTTACCTTGATGCGGAAATTGTAGCCCCAAGCGCTCGCCGTTTTGGTGGTGTTGGAAAGGAAGAACTTACTTCCGCTTACGACGTTCTGCGTCACGTCCTCCCACGTCGGGGAAGCGTCGTTGCCGTTGTTGCAGACTTCCACGGTGAATTTTGCACCTGCTGGAATTTGACGCACGACAGACATGATACCCTTTGTCACCATACCGTACCAGGTGGCTCATTACGCTCGCCGCATTGATCGCGGCG